CAGTTCAACAATATGTTATTGATAACATTGCTGTTGGTCGTGCAGATTGTGTGGCTTTCATTTCACCACGTTACAATGACGTTGTTAATAAAGCGGGAAGCGAAACAACCAATATTATAGATTGGTTGACAGCACTATCAAGAAGTTCTTCTTATGTTATGGCCGACTCTGGTTGGAAATATCAGTTTGACAAATACAATAACACATATCGTTGGATACCATTAAACGGTGACATTGCTGGTCTGTGTGTATACACAGATAACATTCGTGACCCATGGTTCTCACCAGCAGGTTACAATCGTGGTGCAATTAAAAATTCTATCAAATTGGCATGGAATCCAAACAAATCATTCCGTGACACACTATATGCAGCAGGCGTTAATCCAGTTGTATCATTCCCAGGTCAAGGTACAGTATTGTTCGGTGATAAAACTTTGTTGGCCAAGCCTTCTGCATTCGATAGAATCAACGTTCGCCGTTTGTTTATTACACTTGAAAAGGCAATTGCACAAGCTGCCAAATATTCAATGTTTGAATTGAACGATGAATTTACAAGAGCACAATTTATTGCTCTAGTTTCACCATTCTTGCGTGACATTCAAGGTCGCCGTGGTTTGACAGATTTTAGAGTTGTTTGCGATTCAACGAATAATACACAACAAGTTATTGATAGTAACCAATTCGTTGGAGATATCTACCTTAAACCTGCACGTTCAATCAACTACATTCAGTTGAACTTTGTCGCTGTTGGTACTGGTGTTGACTTCGTAACAATCGTTGGCGCAGCTTAATAAATAAACGATAGGAGAAAACAATGTCATTTAATGTAGCAGAATTCAGAGCAAATATGATTGGTGACGGTGCCCGTCCAAATCTATTCTCTGTCTCTTTAATATTCCCAGCACTTGTAACAAACGCAACAGTTGCTGGCCAGAAAATAACTTTTATGGCCAAAACAGCTCAACTACCAGGTTCGTCAATCGGTACTGTACCAGTCTTTTACTTCGGGCGTGAGATGAAGTTTGCTGGTAACAGAACGTTTACAGACTGGACATTAACAATTATTAATGATGAAGATTTTGTCATCAGAAATTCTTTAGAGAATTGGATGAACGCAATCAATAGTCATTCAGGTAATCTGAGAAGTGCATCAGCAAGAAATTCTAACGGATATGCTGTTGACGCAAGTGTTATTCAATATGGAAAAACAGGCAACGAATTAAAGAAATATAAATTTGTTGGCGCATTTCCATTAGACTTAGCACCAATCGATCTAGATTGGAGTTCAAATGATGCGATTGAGGAATTCACTTGTACATTTGCTTACCAATTCTGGGAAACAGACACAACATCTTGATATATGCGGGAGGCCCAATAGGGTCTCCCATGTTTTTTTGATTTTATAATTACACACAAAATATGGCAAACAACAACAAATTTTCACTATTTGGCTTTACAATCTCTCGTCAAAAGGATGAGGAAGAAGGCCTTGGCCAGCAGTCATTTGCGCCTCCAACGCAGGATGATGGAGCATTAACTATTACATCTGCCGCATACTACGGCACTTATGTTGACCTTGACGGTACCGCAAAGAATGAGGTAGAACTTATTTCTCGTTATCGTGAAATGGCAATGCAACCTGAAATTGAATCTGCGATAGATGATATAGTTAATGAAGCCATTGTACAAGACGATGATGGTAAAATAACACAAATCGTTTTAGATGATTTGAAAATTAACGATAAGATTAAGAAAGCCATCAAAGAAGAATTCAATAACATCTTACGTTTATTGAGTTATAAGAATATGGCTCAAGATATTTTCCGCCGTTATTATGTGGATGGTAGAATGTACTATCACATGATTATTGACCGTGAGAAACCACAAGAAGGTATTAAAGAACTTCGTTACATCGACCCACGTAGATTACGTAAGGTTCGTGAAATGAAGAAACAAAAAGACGAAAGAACTGGTGCAGACCTTATGCAGCCAGTAAACGAATACTACATCTACAACGACAAGGTTGTTAGCGGTAGTGCATCCAATTTTGGTCCTGTTGGTGTTCGCATCACAACAGACTCTATCATTTCGGTGGTGTCTGGCCTTATGGACTCTCGCCGTGCGGTTGTTCTGAGTTATCTACATAAAGCAATTAAGCCTCTCAATCAATTACGTATGATAGAGGATGCAACAGTCATCTACCGTATCTCAAGAGCACCAGAACGTAGAATCTTTTACATTGACGTTGGTAACTTACCAAAGTTAAAAGCAGAACAATACCTGCGTGACATTATGGTCAAGTATAAAAACAAACTTGTCTATGATGCCAATACAGGTGAAGTTCGTGATGACCGTAAATTCATGTCTATGATGGAAGACTTTTGGTTACCACGTAGAGAAGGTGGCAAAGGCACAGAGATTACCACACTACCAGGTGGACAGAACCTAGGTGAGCTGGAAGACGTTAAATACTTTCAGAAGAAACTATATGGTGCCTTATGTGTTCCAATCTCCAGGTTAGAACCTAATCAAGGGTTCTCACTTGGCCGTTCATCAGAAATTACCCGTGATGAACTAAAGTTTTCTAAGTTTGTTGATAGACTACGTAACAAATTTTCAGAAGTGTTTAATCAAGCATTGCGTGTGCAGTGTGTATTAAAAGGTATCTGTACAGACGAAGAATGGGATTTATTTAAAGAAGATATACATTATGATTATATTAAAGACAATAACTTCTCAGAATTAAAAGAAGCTGAATTGATGACTCAAAGATTGACACTATTACAATCAGTTGATCCATATACAGGTCGTTATTTCTCACAAAATTGGATTCAACAAAACGTATTGCGTTTGACTGATGATGAAATTACTCTGATGCAAAAAGAGATAGACAAAGAGAAAGAAGATGGACTTGGATTGCCAGTGTCTGTAACAAATGATATTGCTTCACAACAAATGGCAGCACAAGTTCAGACCGACCAAATGGTACAGCAATCAGAATTGATGCCTGATCCTGCTGCGGCCGGTGATTCTGGCGGCGGTAGTTCTGGTGGCGGTTCTTCAAAATCGGCACCGGCAAAAAGTAAATCGAAAAGTTCCAGTGGTTCAAAATCAGTTAAAGGTGACCTCAGCTTAGAAGAAGTTGAGACAACATTTACCAGATTGAAACGCATTTTATAATTAGGAGATAACATGGAAACATCAAGACAAATCGTAGATTACGCAGAGACAGACAACGCAATTGAAATGCGTAATGCATTATACTCTGCACTACATGATAGAGTTAGAGCTCATATTGAGACACATAAAGTTGAAGTTGCAAAACAATTAATGAATCCAGAAGATACAGAAGGTGCAACTGCTGAAGATGAAGTTCTCTATGCAGCGGAACCAAGTGAAACTTAATTTTGACGCATTGGTATAAATATTATTCAAACAATAACAGGAATTACAAATGGCAAATTCATTTACATATCAAGTAATAAAAGATACTACAGAACATGTGGTTATTAAATTAACCGGATCGTTTGATGGTTCAAGTGGACAAGAAGCAAATGCTGTGCGTATTCAAGCAAACACATTATATGGTGCAATGGATACATCTAAAGGCAATTTACTTACCAGTGCCGCTAATACTGGTGCCTCAAGTTTTTATGGTTTATCTTTATATCGTTTATGGTATGATTGTGCTGCAGGTGGTGATGTAACATTATCTTGGAATGCAGAAACACCAATGCCTTTATTTGTTATGAACGGTAACGGAGAATATGATTCTGCTGGTAACTGGGTAACAATACCAAATAATGCAAAAGGTACAACAGGTTGCAAAGGTGATATTGGTGTGATTACCAGAGGCATGGCCGCAAATGATAGTTATACAATGGTTTTAGAATTGCGTAAAGATAACGAACACTATCAACGTGGTCAATTGAGTGATCCAGCCGCATTTAATTATGGTGCATTTGGTTTGAGACCTTAATCAGAAAGACTACAATGAAACTTATTAGAGAACTTAGCGAATCAGTACAGTACTTAACGGAAGAAAAAGATGGAAAGAAAACTCTTTTCATTGAAGGTCCGTTTCTAGTTGCAGAAGCCGTTAATAAAAACAAACGCATGTATAAAGAACAAACCATGCGTAATGAAGTTAATCGTTACAGCGAAGAATACATTAATAAAAATCGTGCCTTTGGTGAACTGGGACATCCAGACACCCCATCTATTAATCTTGATCGTGTATCACATTTAATTGTTGGTCTACGTCAAGAAGGAAATGCTTGGATAGGCAAAGCAAAAATTCTTGAAACCCCTATGGGTAACATTGCAAGAAATCTTATTGAAGGTGGCGCACAACTAGGTGTGTCATCAAGAGGTATGGGTTCTCTTAAAATGGAAAACGGCATCAATGTCGTTCAAGGAGACTTTCATCTGGCCACAGCGGCAGATATTGTAGCAGATCCTTCTGCACCGGGTGCTTTCGTACAAGGCATTATGGAAGGTAAGGAATGGATGTTGGTTAACGGTATATGGACCGAACAACAAAATGATGTTGCAAAGCAAGAAATTAAGCAAGCATCTAGCAAAGAGATTGAAGCCGTAAGCTTAAAAATCTTTGAAAACTTCCTTAAAAAACTTTAAATATAAATACCAATATAAATCAAGGAGATTCTCAAAATGGGAAAATTTAATCTGACAGACGCCGCTAAATCAATTCTTACAGAAGGCGCAAAAGAAAACTTTGAAGCTTCTGTAGCTCGTGGCCACAAAGAAGGTCCATCTAGACTACCTACATCTGTTGCTTATGGCACAAAAGACGTTGGTGAAGTTGCTGGTTCAATTAGAAAAACTGATGATGAAACTGGCGATTACACCAAAGGTGTTCCAACAGCAACACCACCAGGCGCAACACCACCAGTTGGTTCAATGCCTGCAGAGAAGTTGACTGGTCCTGCTGACTCACAAGGTTCTGAACACAAAGCAGTTCAAGCTGCTGCAACAGACTACAACGCAATTCGTGACCGCATCAAGGCCAAACTTGCACCACAAATGATGCAAGCAAATCCAGGTGCCACATTCCAATCTTATGCAAACGAAGAAGCTGAAGAAGATGATGACGTTGTTGCAGAAGCGCATGAAGATTCAGCGGAAGACAAAAAAATGATTAAAGCTATGATGAAGAAACAAAAAATGAAAGAACAAATGGACCAAGATGTAGGTGCATTACTTTCAGGTGAAAATCTTTCTGAAGAATTCAAATCAAGAGCTACCACAATTTTTGAAGCAGCCGTTGTTGCTCGTTCACAATCCATTATGGAAGAAGTTGAAGAAGCATTGTACGAAGAATTTGAAGTGGCTGTTGAAACAGTCAAAGAAGATTTGGCACAAAAGTTAGATGATTACATCAACTACATGGCTGAAGAATGGTTCAAAGAAAACCAATTGGCAATCGAAAAAGGTCTACGTTCTGAAATCGTTGAAGATTTCATTCGTGGTCTAAAAGGTCTATTCGAAGAACACTACATTGACATTCCAGATGAAAAAGTGGACGTTGTGGAAGAATTGACTACTAAGGTTGAAGATTTGGAATACACTATCAACGAAGAAATTTCACGTAATGTTGAAATGAGTAAACAAATTAATGAATTTAAAAAGACAGAGGCTATACATGCAGTATGTGAAGGCCTGACGCAGACACAAGTAGAAAAACTAAAAGCACTCGCAGAGACTGTTGAGTTTACTACTGAAGAAGAATTTGGTCAAAAACTGGAAACATTGGTAGATTCATACTTCCAATCATCAGTTAAAGCACCAGTTAGTTCTGCTCTACATGAAGCTGTAGAAGTTGAGGATGAAAAGAAGCCATCGGCTGCAATTGATCCTGCAATCGCTCAGTACGCACAAATCATCTCTAAATCATTGGTTAAATAAATAAACTTTACCAATAAAAGATACTTACAAGGAGAATACTAAATGTATCTAACAGAAGAATTACAAAAAAAATGGGCTCCAGTCCTAGAACATGCAGGCCTGGAAGCCATTAAAGACCCATACAAGAAAGCTGTTACAGCACTTGTTTTGGAAAACCAACAACGTGAAATGGCCGCAGCAGCAGGACAGTTGAATGAAACTGCCGTATCTTCTGCACCAACAAACGTTACAGGTGGTAGCATCTCTAACTACGATCCAATCTTAATTAGTTTGGTTCGCCGTGCATTGCCTAACTTGATTGCTTATGATGTTGCAGGCGTTCAACCAATGACTGGACCTACTGGTCTAATCTTTGCAATGCGTGCTAAGTACAACACACAAGGTGGTTCAGAATCTTTCTTCAACGAAGCAAATACAGAATTCTCTGGTGCATTATCTACGTCTAACCCATACGGTTTCCGTGGTAACAACGCAACAGACATTCTAACGACACCTGTTGGTGACTTGACTGCTAACGCTTACACAACTGGTATCGGCATGCCAACAGCAACTGCTGAAGCATTAGGTGCTGACACAGATAGTCCTTTCAAACAAATGGCATTCTCAATCGAGAAAGTTACTGTTACTGCACAAAGCCGTGCATTGAAAGCCGAATACTCACTAGAACTAGCACAAGACTTGAAAGCAATTCATGGCTTGGACGCAGAAACAGAATTGTCAAACATTCTGTCTACAGAAATTCTTGCTGAGATTAACCGTGAAGTTATCCGTACAATTTACACTTGTGCTGTTGCGGGTGCTCAATACGGTACTACTTCTGCTGGTATTTTCGACTTAGATACAGACTCTAACGGTCGTTGGTCAGTTGAACGTTTCAAAGGTTTGATTTTCCAAATTGAACGTGATGCAAACGTTATCGCAAAACAAACTCGTCGTGGCAAAGGTAACGTGATGATTGTATCATCTGACGTTGCTTCCGCAATGGCAATGTCTGGTGTGTTGCAATACACTCCAAACTTGTCTGCTGACTTGCAAGTTGACGATACAGGTAATACCTTTGCAGGTTTGTTGCATGGCCGTATCAAAGTATACATCGACCCTTACTTTGGTGGTTACACATCTAACCAAGAATTGGTTACAATCGGTTACAAAGGTTCATCACCTTATGACGCAGGTATTTTCTACTGCCCTTACGTTCCATTGCAAATGGTTCGTGCAATTGACCAGTACACATTCCAACCAAAAATTGGATTCAAAACACGTTACGGCATGGTTGCAAACCCATTCGCAACTGGTTTGAGTGCCGGCAACGGCGCATTGAACTCACGTTCAAACGTCTACTACCGTATCTTCCAAGTTAAAAACTTGATGTAAGATAAAGAGTCACCTCAGAGTGATACTTAAAGACCACCTTCGGGTGGTCTTTTTTTTGGCTCCTAAATACTGATAGAGGGAGATAACATGACAGCAATAAACAGAAGTCCGCAGAATACAAACTTATTACAACCAACCAAATTTCTATTAACGTTTGATAGAGTCAGAACTACACAGTATTTTTGTCAATCAGTTAATTTACCTGGTGTAACATTGGGTGAAGTAAACAGAGCAACACCATTTTTGGACATGTATTCTCCTGGTACCAAATTGACATACGATCCGTTAACTGTAGAGTTTATACTGGATGAAGAATTGCAAGGTTGGAAAAATTTGTATGATTGGTTTCTTACCATGGCCGATCCGAATGGATTTGAGAAACGTGGTGGTAGCAAAGAACTACAAACGAATAAACATTTCTCAGATGCCACTTTAACCATATTAAGTGGATTGAATAATCCTTTGCTTAGAATACAATATGTAAATGTTTTCCCTTTAAGTATTACTGATATTAATTTTGATTCTACACAGTCGGCCGATACAATATTGACCGCAACGGCAACATTTAGATATCAATCGTATACCTACTTGACAGTGTAATCATTTTGTGTTATAATGTTTTGAATAGATAAAACAACATTAAGTTGTTGATTTTAAAAAAGATTTTGTTATTTGAATAGATAGATGAATAGATATGGAAACACTTGAACAGATTTTAAAGATGTGGGAAAACGATGCGGTCATAGACCAAACCGAGCCATCTAAAGAATTATTAAACATTCCCAAATATCACAGCAAGTATCTTGGTATTTTAACCAAGCATAAGATTGCGTCCAAAAAAGCCCACTTTGATTACTTGCGTATGCGTAAGGTGAAATGGGAATACTTTACTGGTAAACTAACAGAAGATGAGTTGAACGATTATGGTTGGGAACCATTTCAATTTACACTCAAGTCTGATATCAACACCTACCTAGAAGCAGACAAAGACCTCATCAAGTTGCTTGAAAAGAAAGTATACCATGAAGAAGTTACATCTGTGGTTGAATCAATTATGTCTGAACTTAAACAAAGAACATGGCAGTTAAGAGATTTTATTTCTTGGGAAAAATTTATAGGTGGCCAATGAACAAAGACCATGAATCCAGAAGATATACTAAGATGCCTTGGGGTAAACATAAAGGTATGTTCATTAAAAATTTACCAGATTCTTACTTGGTATGGGCAACCAAACCAGGAAATTATGACCAGAGAAGTTTGGTTATGTGGTTTCAAGAAGAATTAGATTATAGAAAAAAATATGGAAACAAGTGAACACATTACAATATACAAAGTAAACGAAGTCTACGGCAAAGTGGAGTGTGAACGCCACGTTGCACAGGAATTATCGGAGTACTTCACGTTCTTTGTACCTGGTTATCAGTTCGTTCCAGCCTATCGGAATCGAATCTGGGACGGTAAGATTCGTCTATTCAATCTACAAACCAGTCAATTGTATCTTGGACTTGTTCCATATCTTACCGAATTCTGTGAAGAACGTGAATATGCATACTCACACAACATAATTGAAGATGAGTATTCGGTGTATCATGCACAAAAATTCTTTGATACATTAGACCTACATTCAAAAGACAAACCTATTGTTGTCAGAGAACATCAACAAAACGCTTTTATTGAGGCCATGCAGAAACGCAGAGCTCTGTTGTTGTCACCAACGGCTTCAGGTAAATCATTAATAATATACTTGTTGTTTCGACAACTGCTTCAATATCAAGACCTCAAAGGTTTAATTATTGTACCAACAACATCTCTGGTAGAACAACTGTATACTGACTTTGAAGATTACTCTAGTGCAAATGGATTCAATGTTGAAGATAATGTACACCGAATCTATCAAGGCAAAGATAAGGTGACGGACAAGAAACTCACAATCTCCACTTGGCAATCACTTTACAAACTTCCATCAGAATACTTCCATCAATTCAAGTATGTAATTGGAGATGAAGCACATCTATTTAAGGCACAATCATTAACATCTATATTGACGGCCTGTATTAATGCCAAGTATAGAGTTGGACTTACTGGTACTTTAGATGGTACCAAAACACATAAGTTGGTACTGGAAGGTTTGTTTGGACCAACTAAAAAGGTCATAACCACCAAAGAACTTATTGATAAGAAACAACTATCACCATTCAATATAAAATGTTTGATACTTAAACATCCAGATGAGAGATGCCAAGAAATGAAGAGTTCTTCTTATCCGGATGAATTAAAGTATTTGTTGGAATCAGAAAATAGAAATCGTTTCATACGCAATTTGGCCATCAGTTTGAAAAAGAATACACTGGTATTGTTTCAGATGAAGAAACACGGTAAATTATTGTGTGAGATGGTTAAAGAAAAGGCCAATGGCCGCAGTGTGTTTTTTGTTGATGGTGATGTTGAAACAGAGATAAGAGAAGAAATTCGTAAGATAATGGAGACAGAAAATGACGCTATTGTGGTTGCTTCTTTTGGTACTTTTAGTACTGGTATTAATATTCGGAATCTGCATAACATTATTTTTGCTTCACCTAGTAAAAGTAGAGTCAGAAACCTCCAATCCATTGGACGAGGACTAAGACAGAATGAGGGTAAAGAAATGGCCACACTATATGATATTGCAGATGACCTCAGAATCAAAAAACATACGAACTTTACTCTGCAACATTTCGTGGAGAGAGTGAAGATATATAATGAAGAGCAGTTCTCTTTTAAAATTTACAATATAGGACTCAAAAATGGTTAAACTTTTAAGACTCAAAGACGGTATAGATGTAATCTGTGATTGCATCTTTGAAAAAGATAATAAATTAATAATTGATAGTCCCATGTTATTCGAACTTAGGGGTACGAATCTGGTACTGCAACAATGGTTACCTGCGGCCGTAATGAAAGGTTATTCTGTGGAAGTATCTTCCAGTGATGTTTTGTTTACAATGGAACCTACAGAAGACTTTGAGGAATATTACATCAATGCAATGATTAAATTGAAAGATGAGACTCGCAAAGAAAATGAAGTGGAACTGAATGAAGAAGTCATGGCTGCTTTTGAAGAAAAGGAAATTGGTAAATCCTTATTACATTAAATCTTAATATTAACATCATAGGGGACACCGAGGACTATATCACATGTCAAGCCCCTTGTCAACAACTTTTTATGGTACATTTGAATGAGTAAACTAAAACATTATATAAACAATCAAGATTTCCTAGCTGCACTGGTAGACTACAAAGCCATATGTGTAGAGTCCGAGTCTGCCAACAAACCAAAACCAAAAATTCCCAATTACATCGGTGAATGCTGGATGAAAATTGCCGAAGGATTATCCCACAAACCAAACTTTATCAACTATACTTACCGAGATGAAATGGTTTCGGATGGTATTGAGAATTGTTTAATGTACTTTGAGAACTTTGATCCAACAAAGTCTTCCAATCCATTTGCATATTTTACCCAAATCATCTACTTTGCATTCTTACGCAGAATTCAAAAAGAAAAGAAACAACTATACGTCAAATATAAGGCCACTGAACTGTATGGTATTTTGGATGAATTCGAAATGTTAGAAGGTGAAGATGGTAGTACAAGGCAATTCGAACTATATGAAAACATCTCAGAGTTCATTGAGACATATGAAGTTGCCAGAAAAACCAAAAAGGCAGAAAAAGATGCCCTAAAGAAACCTAAGGGCCTTGAAAAATTTATTGAGGAGTAATTATGAGAATTGGATTTACTTGTTCCACATTTGACTTGTTTCATGCAGGTCATGTGATGATGTTAAAAGAGGCAAAGACTCAGTGTGACCATTTGATTGTAGGACTTCAAATGGATCCTACAATAGACAGGCCATCCACCAAAAACAAACCTTTGCAAACGGTACTGGAAAGATTCATACAGGTACAGGCTTGTAAGTATGTTGATGAAATTATACCATATGCCACAGAAAAAGAATTGATGGACATATTGACTTCTTATCCAATTGATGTTAGAATAGTAGGTGAGGAGTATAGAGATAAACAGTTTACTGGTTATCAATTACCTATGTCAGTATACTTTAACAGTCGCCAACACAGTTTTTCTACCACTGAGTTACGACAACGATTATTTGAAATTGAAAAGGCAAAATGAAAGTTGCAATAATTACCGACCAACACTTTGGTGCCAGAAACGATTCAACTTTGTTTTTGGATTTCTTTGAGGAGTTTTATAGAGATACCTTTTTTCCAAAATTAAAGAAAGAAGGTATTAAAACTTTACTTATTCTCGGTGATACATTTGACCGTAGAAAGTATATCAACTTCTTTTCATTGAAACGTGCCAAACAAATGTTCTTTGCACCACTATATGATATGGGTATTGAAGTGCATATGTTGGCTGGCAACCACGACACATACTTTAAGAATACCAATGATGTGAATTCGGTTGACCTGTTATTGCGTGAGTATGATAACATCAATGTTATTGATACACCACAGACAATACATCTCAAGTATGAAGATACGAACTACGATGTTTGTATGATGCCTTGGATATGTGCTGAGAACTATGACAACTCAATGCAAGAACTAAAGAACACTTCTGCAAAGATTTGTATGGGTCATTTTGAAATTGCCGGCTTTGCCATGTATCGTGGCATGCCATCTGAAGGAGGACTAGATCGTGATATTTTTAGGAAGTTTAATTACACTTTTAGTGGTCATTACCATCACAAATCTTCTAGTGATGATATCCACTATTTGGGCAATCCATACGAGCTTACTTGGCAGGATTATAATGACCCTCGGGGTTTTCATTTGTTTGACATGGATTCTAACCAACTTGAATTCGTAGAGAATCCAAATAAAATGTTCCACCGTATTACATATGATGACAAGGTACAAACCATCAAAGAGATTGACAGCCAAGATTTAACACCATATCCAAATACCTATGTCAAAGTGGTTGTAATAAACAAAACCAATCCGTATTTGTTTGACAAGTTCATGAATAACCTGTATAATAAAAACCCTGCGGACATTACTATTGCAGAAGATTTTACAGAATTAGAAGATGTTGATGATGTGATTGATGAAGCAGAAGATACTCTTACTATATTAAACAAGTATGTTGACGGTATTCAGGAAGAAAGTATCGACAACAATAGATTGAAAACATTATTAAAAGAACTCTACGTAGAGGCATTGAATACTGAACAAGCATGATTTTATTCCAAAAGATTAAGTGGAAGAATTTTCTATCCACCGGAGCCAATTTTACTGAAATTGATTTTACCAAATCTAACAACACATTGATTATTGGCCACAACGGTGCCGGTAAATCCACAATTCTGGATGCATTGTGTTTTGTTTTGTTTGGTAAACCTTTTCGTAAGATAAACAAACCACAACTATTGAATTCAGTCAATGGCAAAGAAGCCGTTGTAGAATTACACTTCAATATTGGCCAAAAAAAATACAAGATTATACGTGGTATTAAACCAAATATATTTGAAATTTATTTGAATGATGTATTGCTGAACCAAGATGCAGCTGCAAAAGATTATCAAGAGATACTAGAGAATAATATTCTCAAATTAAACTACAAATCTTTTACGCAGGTTGTCATTCTTGGTTCAGCATCTTTTGTTCCTTTCATGCAGTTATCGGCAAATGACCGTAGGGCAATCATTGAGGACCTATTAGATATTCAAATCTTTTCTTCAATGAACAATGTTATCAAAGAGAAGAATTCTGACATCAAAGAAGATTTAAATAAGTCTAAGTATGCCATCTCTCTTACAGAAGAAAAGATAACTCTCCAAAAACAAAACATCGAAGAACATAAAAAAAACAATGATACCGAAATAAAGAATAAACTGGAAGAGATTGAGAAATCAAAAGAACAACATAGTAAATTACAAAATGATATTGAGTTGATTAACAGACATATTGCGGTATTACAAAACAAAGTTGGTGATAAGAAAGAAAAACTTGACAAGAAGGCCAAGGGACTATTTCAAATCAAAGGTAAAGTTCAAACTAATATTGATAGAAATCAAAAGGAGATTCAGTTCTATGAAAATAACCACGACTGTCCAACATGCAAACAATCCATTACACCTGAATGGAAAGATACTCAAGTACAAGAAAAAACAACGAAAATTGATACACAGAGAACTGGCCTCAATGAGATTGAGCAAGAATTAACAAATGTTAATAACGAAATAAAATCGATTACGGATATTCTTAATCATATCAATGCACATAACGGAGAGGTTATTAAACATACCTCTACAATGAGTGCCATTAATCAGTACATTAGTAAACTGAATGCTGAGATAACATCTCTAAACAAAAAACAAATCAATACCGAAGGCAGTGACCAAAAGTTAATTGAGTTGAATGTTGCATTGAATGAATACAAGAAGAACTATGAGAGTAGTTTGATAGAGAAACATTACCACGAATTTGCAGGTACGTTATTGAAGGATGGTGGCATTAAGACACGTATCATTAAACAATACTTACCCGTTATGAATAAGTTGATTAACAAGTACTTGAAGGCCATGGACTTTTTCGTTAACTTCAACATCAATGAAAATTTTGAAGAAACAATTAAGAGCAGGCATCGTGATGATTTCTCTTATGCTAATTTTTCAGAAGGTGAAAAGATGCGTATTGACTTGGCATTATTATTCACATGGCGACAAATTGCTAAGTTGAAGAACAGTACCAATACAAACCTGTTGATACTTGATGAAGTATTTGATTCTAGCCTTGATACGGTTGGCACTGAAGAATTCTTAAAGTTAATACATGAAATGGGTGCAGACACAAATGTGTTTGTTATCTCACATAAAGGTGACCAACTATTTGATAAGTTTAGGTCTATTATTAAATTTGAAAAGAAAAATAATTTTTCAAGGATTACAAAATGAGCACAGAAGATATTATATTATATGATACCGAAGAACAAGCAAAGGTTTTATCGGCCACTAAAATTGAAACATTTGATTTGGTACCACCAGACCATCCTGCTTTGTATAAAGTTCTACCAGAATTTGATTTTGCAAAACCACCGGTTGATCCAAATACTTTTGCGTCCACATTGGTAGAAACTTGCAGAAAACAAAATGGTATTGGACTCTCAGCTAATCAATGTGGTTTTGAGTACCGTGTTTTTGTTATGGGTGCAGGTGAAGAATATGTGGCACACTTTAATCCTAAAATCATTTCGTCATCTGGTGAAAAACATATGGAGGAAGGATGCCTTTCATTCCCTTTCCTAAATCTACACATTACCAGACCAGAAACCGTGGAAGTGGAGTACCAGGATTTCACAGGTGAGAAACGTACCAAAACTTTTAATGGTATATCTGCAAGATGTTTTCTCCATGAGCTTGACCATATGAATGGGATAGTGTATACTAGTAGAGTAAAACCACTTGCACTACAATATGGTCTAAAGAGACTGGACAAAATTAGACGCAAGTATTTTAATCCTAAGAAAATGAATCAACTCACACAAAGAACTTAATGGCCACACCTATAGATTATGTTGATGCTCAGTGGGATAAATGGCAGGTACTAAATGAACCTGAACGTTTTGAACACATTGATACGGAGCAATTGAAAGAAATACTGATTAAGGACCTCACATATGCATCACAAATGGATGTACGTGAATATACCTTATATCAGAAGTGGTTAGAAGTACATGAGAAGTATCCTACCAGAAACATTGGCACATTGTTTGGTGAAGATATTCAACTGGTGGATGTTACACAAAAGAAACTGGTTGAAAAAGTTAAGAAGAATTTCTGGATGCCAGAAGGTCCTGATGATTATGAAAAGTTAGTTCCTAAACTGGTTCTATCTAATGGTCCTCTGGCTGAAACCTGGAACACAATTCGTACATTTTCATCCACAATGAAAAACAATTCTAACATTGGTCGCAATCTATACTACACTGTTATTGATGAGAGAACTGAGAAGTATCTAGGTGTTATGTGTATATCGTCCGACTTCTTGGACTTGACTCCAAGAGACAATGCAATTGGATGGCCAAGAGATGTTAAGACACAACAAGGCATGATTAACCATACTGCAATTGGTTCTACCATTGTGCCTTTACAACCACTTGGTTTTAATTACATGGGTGGTAAATTATTGGCATTGTTATGTCTTTCAGACACCGTACAAAATGATTGGAAAAGACAATATGATGATGTTCTCGTTGGAGTCACTACTACTTCTCTCTATGGCAATACTAAGTCTGGTGGTTTATCTCAGTACGATGGTTTGGATCACTGGAACAAAATGGGTTTCTCCAGTGGCTCGGTTGCCTTTGAACCGGCCAGAAAAACCAGAGCAATGATTTATGATTGGGTAAAAGAGAACCACACCAGAAGATACTTCGAATGGTGGGAAGCCAAGAATCAAAAAGGCCTGCCACTTAAACGTGACCACAAAAATCGTACATTAAATTTTGCGTATGGTAAGTTGGATATTCCAAAACAACTTATTCGTACCGAACATCAGAGAGGAATTTACTTCTCTCCTCTGTACAACAACACCAATGAATATCTTAGGAAAGAAATTGGTGATGAACAACTGGTCAAATCATTTGATACCAGTGAAGAAACTTTGGCCAATATTTGGAAAACCAAATATGCCAAAGGCCGTATATCAATGTTAAA